GGGTTACAAAAATTAACAATTAATTAATTTATTATATATACAATTTATATATAATAAAATATTTTTAAATTTATTATGTTATTTTTACTATTTTTTATGATTTATTATGTTTATTATGACATTTACTATAATGACATTATCTATAATTTATTATTTTTCGTTCTTAAAAACTTTCTATATTCCTTCTGATAATTCTTAATTTTATCCATATTATTACAATTATATTTTCTTTGATATTCTAAAATATGTTCTTTATTTTTTCTATAATGATATTTTGAATATTGTCTAAAATACTCTTTTCTATCTTCATTGAATGGAATAGTACTAGCAAATGGCAAGCATTTATTAACACATTTAACCGACAAAATATAATGTTTTTCTAAATTAGTTAATTTTATTTTGTCTTCATATGAATTTATATCTATTTCTTCTAATAACTCAATTTTAACTTCGCCTTCGTTATATAATTGACTTGATGTTGATTGATGTAATACCTCGTTATTTTTACCGACTAATTTCTTGTTTCTAGCATGTTTATGTTGAGCTAGTCTCTGTTTTAAATTTTGTTGTGTTTTCCCAATATATGTTAAATCTAATTTTTCATTATATAATTTATAGATTCTTCCTTTTGTTGACATAATATATATATATATAAAAAAAAAATACTAAAAAAACTAATGTATTATTTTAATTTGTGTAAAACGTGTAAATTATACACAGAAATTTATTTTTATAATTTAAATATATGTTATTTCTGCTATATTATAAATGAAGAAAGAAGATAAAATATTTTCAATAGGATTTAATAAATGTGCTACAACAACATTAAATAAATTATTTTTGAATAATCAATTAAAAACTATACACGATCCCAATTGGTATTATAGTAAAGATTTAGAATTTTATAAAAAATATATGTGTTTTACTGATGGTTTTGAAAGATTAACTCCTATTCTTAAATTTCCTGATTTATATTTTCTAGAATTAAATTTTAATTGTAAATTTATATGTCTAACTAGAGGTCTTAGATCGTGGTTAATTTCTAGAATTCACCATTTAGAGATAGAACATATATATTTAAACGGAATAACTAATTATTCTAATGATCGATTTGATGATAGTATTTTGTTAACTTGGGTAATAGATAGAAATTATTGGTATTCATATATAAATAATTATTTTAGTACTAAATCAAATTTAAAAATAATAAATATAGATAATAAAAATTGGATTAATGAAGTTTCTATTTATTGTAAATTAAATAATAATCAAATAGAACATCAAAATAAAACTATAAATTATACAACAAGAAATAATAAATTAATTGAAAAAATTGATTTATTTTTAAAAAAGTATGTTAATGAATCTGATTATAATTCTTGTGGTATTATTTTACTTAAAGACAATTTATTTAAATTGACATAAGAACATAATAACATTAATATTAATGTCATCAAAAATTAAAGTTGTAGATAAATATTATTCAGATAATAAAATTATGGGTAAGCAATTTCTAAATCGTAATATTCATAGAATTATTATTAACCACGAAGAAGCCAGTCCAGAAGATATTTCAGATTTATTAATTCATAAATCCATGTATAAATCAAATGGGAATGAATTTAGAGATAGAAAACGATTGAAACATAAAATCGTTTATTACAGAAATTCGCCAGAAGAACATATTCCATTTAGTGACCGTCCAATTATTCTAATAGATGTATTAGTTGATAAAGTAAAAAATCTAGTTAATAAAAATAATAGACTAGAAGCAAGGATTGAAGAATTACTTAGTGTTATAAATCATTCATAAATGAATTAATGATAAAAAACAAAGTTTTTTATAAATCAACCTTAAATATATCCGAATTTTGTTTATTTTTTTTATCTACAAATTTATCATTTTTAACTTCCTCGTCTGTTTTACCTCCTTTTTTTAATGATTCCTCAACGGCATCATTAATTAAATCTTGAGTTGGAAATTTTCCTGTTTCATTATACTCTTTCAATCGTTTATTATAATCAGCAACTGAGGCTTTTAGAGTTTTCTTATTCCATAATAGGAACATTGATAAAAAACCAGCCCGTGTCGGATCTCCTGTTTTAAGATGTCCTTTACTCCGCATAATATAACGGTTTCTTCTTTCTTTATCTTGATGAAGGGTATAATCATTTTTTGGATCATCGGGGTTTTTATATCCAAATGATCGTTCCTTTAGTTCTTCTTCACCATTTTCTGTTATTTTAAAGATAGCCGTCCATTTTTTACCGTTCCCTTTCGCTTTTTGAATTTTCATAAGTGTAAGTTTACTCATATATATAATTTATATTAGATTTTATTTATTTAAACTTAATTTAAATGATTGTTAAATGATGGTATAATAAAGCGTATATGTGTTAGCATGGTTATTATTAACTAATTTAATATACCTAAGAGAATTAGTAATTGTTGTATAAAAATGATAAGATGAGTTAGATTGAACAGGACTTAATTCATCATAATGATAAAAATTAATATTATCATTTGATTGAAAAATATGTAAATTATGATTAGCTGTCGCTGAACCGTAAATATTTATAGTTTTATTTAAATTCATATCTATAATTTCGCCTATATCAGCATTTGCTAGTAATGCTACATTATTAATTATATTTTTTTGATATTGTCGACTGATTGGTTGATTAATTAAATTTGATACTAAATTAATATTTCTTTGTAAATTTGAAATAGTATTAAAACCTAATAAATTTACAGTATGGGATAAACTATGTGCTGATGCTCCAGAATCAGAAGCTGCGACTAAATATAATATTTCACCATCGGAACCTGGTCCATCAATAATAATATTATCTAATGATATTTGACGATTAGTAAATTTTTTAGTAGGTTGATTTATAGCATATAATACCACCTCTTCACCAATACCGACATGCTCGTTTAGATCCATTGTATACGTCCATTTTGAATTATACCACGGTTGAGCATCAGAACCGTCTAATTTGGGTTTAGTGTATACGTGTAAAAATGGAATACAACTAAAAGAAGTTTTAATATCAATATATAATTTAACATATAATGAACCTAATGATGATTGATATATAGTTTCTTGTAATCCTCCAAAAAAATATAAATTATATTTAGTACCTGCAACTGTATTATTAAATTTTAAACCCTGTCTGTTTTCTGTATCTGTTATAGGAGCAATACTAGAATCGGCTAGAATTGCTGTACAACCTGTTGAGCCTAATACAACTTGTGAATGTCCGTTTTTATTATCTTCTTCCAATATTTTATTATTTGATGTGGTTAATGTAAGCATTAAATCAGAATTTGTTTTTATTGAATCTAAACTGTCATTTATTTTTATTTGATTAGATCCTTCATTTACCTCACCAAAAGTATATAAATAATTTTTATGCGTGTGTTGTACATTTCTATAATTAAATTCAATAATATTATAATTAGTTGTTGCTGATGGTTCTGTAAATAATAAAATTTCTAATATATCTAAATAAGGATCATGTGTCCCTTCAGATGATATTTTAAACATTTCAAAATTTTGAAAACCCTGTAATTCAGCAGGAAATGAATCATAATAAAAATAAATTTCAGAATCTGATTGATATATATTGGTATCTTTTACTTTTAATGTAAATGAATCATGATATAATGGATTATAATCAGTACCGTCATTTTTTGGTACTGTTTTAATCCTAATACTAGGAATATCACCATACAATACACTATTTAATTTTAATTTAATAAATTTATCACGCATAGATACAGTTGTTAATGGTACATTTTCAATATTTGTATATAATACTAATTCTGATAAATCTATTCCACTAGTTGCTTTATAAGCCCATCCTTTATTATATAAATCTTTATCATAACTAGGTACTGTTAATCCTTGTAATTCAAAAATTTTATCATAACCTAAATTAATAATTGTTGTCATTAATATATATCATAAAATAATTTTTCGAATTATTTTATTAATAATACTTGTATGAATTAGATTAATTTAATCAAATAAAATAACTAAATTTGCATTTCCATCATTTTCTATTTCTTGGTATTTATCAGTTAAAACTTTTAAATTTAAATTTCTAAGAGGGATTGGGAAATTATTATTAATATCTATAAATATTGGATTACTTGCTTCATATCTAAAATTTTCATTATTATTTTCATTTGTGATAACATTTAAAATAGATTTTCTTTGTTGTTGTTGTGTATCATACGAATCTAATTGAATATTATTCATTTCTATAATATAAGCATCTGATCCTTCATAAACTCTAACTTTTTTTGAAGTAGCTTTAAAATTATCTTTATCTCCTGGAAGAGTAGAAAACTCAAAGCCTAAAAATTCTTTTAAATCGAATGACATGTTAATTTCCCATATAATAGGGTTTATATATGGTTCTATTACGTCAAAATTAGTTTCTAAGGTTTTATAAATAACGTCTAATGGTATAGTATTAAATATAGGTATACTTGAAAAATTTTTAATTGTAGTTTCATCATCCCTTAAATATAAAGAAGGAAATAATGAGTAATTTGAAAAAATTTCAGATAATATAACTTGTTCTTTTGGAACAGTATTATTATTATAAATAACCACTTCTATTTTATTATTTGACATTCTAATTTGTAAAAAATCATTATCGTCAGAATCTGTAACAATATTCGGTGTAATTCCACTAGGATTAAGCGTACCATTGCGAATAAATCCATATTCAGTATTTAAATTAGTCCAAGTTATCCCATATTCATAATTAGCTATAGATGAACGATCTAATGCTGGATTTCCCATAATTCCAATAATACCACCTAAGGCACCTGCTGAAAGTTCATTAATTGAACACTGCCACACAGCATTCATTGTAGAAACATTATCATACGGATCAGCCGTATCATAAGATATAGGAAATTCAAACGTTCTAGAATAAACTTCTGCAGGATTTGTATTATTCGATTTATATAATTTATTATTACCGTCAACATCTTTTATATTATTTTCAATAAATTTTTCTGATGAATTAAATGGTAAATCATTTATAGCAATAATAGGATCTATTAATTCTTGTTGAGCTGTTGAAATTGTAACTAAATTAGATGATTCTGAATATACACAATTCCATTTTAAACCTAATGCTTTCTCATTATCATTTAATACATAGTTCATAGAAGCATTTAATAAATTTTGAAAATTTTGTAATAATTCATTTACAGAATTTGTTTCAGTAGTATAAATAGCTTCTTCAAGATTAAATTTATATGTATGTGATGTATTAGGTGTAAAATTCATCTCAACGATTACTTCGTTATTACCAGTATCTAATTTAATTTGTCTTTGGATATTTTTCCAATTGGCACTTAATAAAGCAACTTTAGAATTAGGTTCTAATATTACATTACCTTGAATATCACCATCAAAAGTCAGTTTATCGTCTGAATTTATTAATCTGTATAATTTCATATATTATTTTATATTAGATTTTTTTTTTCCTACAACTAAAAATATATTATTTATCTTCTTAGTTCTAAAAGTTTCCTCATTAAATTTTAAAGGGCTTACTTGCCTAAATCTCCAATAATTACTAGTTTGACCAGCTTTATATTGATTAGCGACTTTACCTCTATATTTGGATTTATAACCCATACTTTCGACTTGTTTTATTGCTTTATCAAGAGAATAATTAGATTTAGGCAACACTACAGATTGAACTTCCATTATAAATAACATAGAAATAAAATAAATTATACTATTATATATATGTCAGAAGAAAACCAATCTATAGCAATTGATGTTAATTCAAAGAATACAGTTAATAAAAAACCACGTAGATCAGAAGCCTTAAAAAAGGCACAAAAGAAGTATTATGAAAAAATTAAGAATGAAAATTCAGAAGTTTATAAAAAATTAAGATCTAATCATTCAAGCTATCAGAAAGATTATATTAAAAATAAAAGATTAAATAACGAAGATTTTAATAAACAATATATGGAAAAGCAAAAAGTGCATTCTAAAAATTTTTATTATAACAATAAGGAAAAAATACTAGAACAGCGGAGGATAATTAGAGAAAGAAAAAAAGACGAATACCTTGAAACTTTTATTCAAAATACACAATATGAAATTAGTTTTGATTTATAAATCATATTAATTCAACGAATTAATATTAATAATTAAATTATTTAATGAATTATTTCTAAAATATAATATATATGCTTTATATTGGTATTCCTACAATAGATTCAAATATTCATTCTAAAACATTTGAATCAATAATGAAATTGAAAGATAATTTATTACAATATGATATTAAAATTAAATTAGATTTTGAAGTTGGTTCTTTAATTACCAGAAGTAGACAAAATATATTAAAGCGGTTTTATAATACTAAAGATGCTGATTATTTATTATTTATTGATTCCGATATTTCAGGATTTGAACATTACATAAGTAATATGATATTATTCACAGATACAAGACCAACATCAGTTATAGGTTTAACTTATCAAAAGAAAAATAATAAATTTACTGAAGAAGATTATTTATCAAATAATGTTTATAATTTAAATTTATATTATACAATTCAAGCAACAATTAAAAAATCGAATAATTATTATGGATTTGTAAAAGTTAAGCATCTTCCTACAGGGTGTCTTTTAATACCACGACAAGTTATAACTGAATTATTAGAAATTAATCCAAAAAGAAGACAATTCTTTAATTTTTTCGATCCTATGGTTTTATCCGACGGATTAAATAACCAATATTTGTCAGAAGATTATGCTTTTTGTGAACGTGTAAATCGTATAGGTTCATGTATTGTAAATATACAATATCAAATTCATCATCATCAAAATAATAATACCTATACAGGGGATTATAAAGAATATTTATTAGGATTATTAGGATAAATAATCTTTATCAATTTTAGAAGCTCGTCCTCCCATAACCGCCGAATACAGTCTTGCTATACCCCATTGTCGAGCAGAAGAAACATTAGGACGGACTGAAGAAGGGTTTGAATAATACGCACCTTCTCCTTTTTTAATTATTTTTAAAGCATTCTTATATTTTATACCACTTAATTGAGATATTTCAGATATAGAGTGACTTTTATCTTTTTTAAATTTATATTTTTTATTAAATTGCTCTTTAAAAGTTAAAATCATAAAACAAAGTTTTATTAATGATTTACTACGTAAATAAACCATATATTATCATTTATAAAATAAATAAATATCTAATTATATAATATATGTCAGAAAATGAAATTTTTGAAATTCCTGTAGATGATACTGATAACGAAGTTAAAGTTAAAAAACCTCGTAAAAAAAGAGAACTATCAGAAGACCAAAAAGAAGTTCTGAGAGAAAGACTTAAAAAAGCAAGGGAAGCAAGAAAATTAAAGGCAGGTAGTAAGAAAGAAATTAAAAAAATTAAAAAGGAAATACCATCTGAAGTAGAAACTATTATTGAATCTGATTCTGATAATAATACAACAGTAGAATTAACAGAAGATATTAATGAGATTGATTTAAATGATGTCGCTACAACAGATAAAGAAATTATGAATTTACAATTGGATATTAATGAGATGAATGAAAAATTAAATAAGAAAAAAAAAAAAACAGCAAATACAAGAAAAGGAGTTATAATCCGCCAAAGGCAAAATATAGATCACATTGTTGAAATGAAAGTTAATGAAAAACTAGCAAAATTAAATTCAGTAGTCCAAGGTGAAATGAAAAGACGAACAGCACCGCCAAAAAAAGTTGAACATACAATTAAAGCACCTGTAGTAGCACTCAAAACTGAACCGCCAAAACCAAAATTAAAACCTGTATCAATTGGATTAAATACGCCATTTTGGGCTTTATGATTTTTAATTTTTTATACAAGAATAACAAATAGTATATTTTTTTAATATTCTATTTTCACATTCTTCCGTTGTACATTGCTTCCAATATTTATTTTTATTTAATTTGATTGAATCTTTAAAATTTGTTTTTTCAATATTACATTTATAGCAATAAATATAATTTTTATCAATTGATTTCTTACACGATTTACACTTATTGATTTTATCATTCATTAATATTAAATTCAATTAGTTTTTAAATCATTACTGCCTCTTGACGTTAGACTATATAATTTACAAAATTAATTGTAGAGGAAAAATTTTAATAAAAGAAAAAAATAGATATTTATTGTAAAACTCTTTATTTTTTTTTACACTTTGAGGAGCGAAGGCGACCTTATTATTAATTGAATTATTTTTATTTATTAAGATTGAATGAGCGTAGCGAAATTATCATTTAATATTTAAATTAAAAATTAAATGTATTAAAATAAGACTATTATCGAGTATAAAATACTATTAGATAGTTAGTTAAATAATCATTTGTCGTAAACTCCAAATAATCATTTAATATAAATATGTTAATACTATTTCACAACTTATGAAACTTAAAAACCATGAGAAAAAAAATAATTCATTTTAAACGAATATTTTTAGAGTATTTATTTTTACAATTATTTATTTTTTTTTAGAGTATTTTTTTATATAAGATCTATCGTTTGAACTATCTGTATAAAATAAGTCTTTTTGTTTTAATTTCTTCACCTTCTTTATAATCATAGCATCTTTAACTTTTTTAATATATTCTCTACTATTATTAAACATATAATACAGTTTAGAAATCATTTCTTTTCACCTCCTTCTAATTCCTTTACTTCTCCTTCTGCTTTTGTTTGTTCTAATAATAAATCAAACGGCGACGGATTATGTTGAACTTCAATA